GCTTCCTTAGCAATCTGGTGAATGCAGCAAACTCATAATTTGCCTAAGGAGAGTTCGATCCTCTCAGGAAGCACTAAGCGAGTATGGCGGAATCGGTAGACGCACCAGACTTAAAATCTGTTGAGAATTAATCTCGTGGGAGTTCAAGTCTCCCTACTCGCATTAAAATAAATAAAACCACTTGCAGAGTATTATGACTGGCTCATATACGGTACAGCAATCATTTAATTGGTTTAATGACGGTAGTAAAATTGTCAAAATGTATTGTTTAAATGGAATTCCATTTACATTTGATGAATTGCCTGTTGGTCATTTATATGATAGAGATCTTATAGATGAAGCAAATAAAAATAGGGAATTTGACATTGATGATGTATACTATGGATCAAATTATCTGATCATGGAAGAATGCCATCCATGTTTTGATACCATAGTAGTAAGAAATCGAGATGAACTACCAGATGATCTAATCCAATATTTTGACGATGAAGATTTGATGGGATAATTTTCTAGGATAAATAAATCATAGAAAATATTCTGGTCAATATAATACGATGCCTCTCAATAAGCTAGAGAATTTTATCAAAAACTATGAAGGTAGAATTCTATATGTAAACTCGAATGACCTTGATGCTACTGATAGCATTACTAATCAAGGCAACTCCTTGACAAAACCCTTCAAAACAATTCAAAGAGCATTAATTGAAGCTTCTAGATTTTCGTTTTTAGTTGGTAATAATAACGATAATAATGCAAGAACTACAGTTCTTGTATTTCCCGGCGAACATGTAATCGATAATAGACCTGGTTTTGGTATTCGCCAAACAGGAACAGCATTGGCAGAAGCAGTAGCACCAAACGGTAATACAACATCTCCTGCTTCTGACGTTTTTAGTTTAAATTTAGAATCGAATTTTGATTTAACACAAGAAGATAATATTCTTTATAAGTTTAATAGTGTTGAGGGTGGTGTTATCATCCCTCGTGGTACTTCTATTGTTGGTTTAGATTTAAGAAAGACTAGAGTTAGACCAAAATATGTACCTAACCCAACAGATGATGCAGTTCCATACTCTGCAATTTTTCGTGTAACAGGTCTATGTTATTTTTGGCAATTCAGTTTCTTTGATGCTGATGAAACTGGATTGGTATATACAAATGATAGAGTATTTACTAGTGGATCAGGTAACTTATCAAGACCAACATTCTCCCACCATAAACTCACTTGTTTTGAGTATGCCGATGGTGTAAATGTTCCAGGTGGTTATGATTTAACTGACTTGGACATGTATTATGGAAAATTATCCAATGCCTTCAATGAAGGTTCGGGTAGGCAGATTCCTTCTGCACAGAAATTCCCACTTGCTCCAGATGCTTTCGCAAAAGAAAGACCAGAATGGGAAATTGTTGGAGCATTTGCTGCTGACCCGATTACCATTTCGGATATTGTCTCTGGAGATGGTGCAACTCCTGCACCAACAATTACAGTTACAACTGTAGAAGATCATGAGTTAAATGTTGGAACACCGATTAAGATTCGTGGTGTTAATATTGACGATTACAATATCTCAACGACTGTCGCCTCTGTAACAGGTCCAAAGAGATTTACATATCTATTGCCATTTGTAAGAAATGACCTACCTGCAGATCCTACTGGATCAGGTACAATAACCATTGAGACCGATACTGTTAAGGGTGCATCACCATATATCTTTAACTGCTCTTTACGTTCTGTATGGGGTATGAATGGAATGTTGGCCGACGGCAGAAAAGCCGATGGTTTCCGTTCAATGGTTGTGGCTCAATTCACAGCAGTCTCACTTCAGAAGGATGATCGTGCGTTTGTTAAGTATAATCCAATCACACGTACTTATAATGGTATTAGTATTAAGAAGGTAACAGGATCTGAATTATCTAGTGGTTCTGCATCAACTAATTCAGATACTGTTTATCATTTAGATCAGCAGGCAGTTTATAGAAACGGATGGTTAAGTGGTCACGTTACAATTAAGAATGATTCAATTCTACAAATTGTTTCCGTGTTTGCTATTGGTTTCAATAGACATTTTGTTGCAGAATCTGGTGCTGATGCATCGATCACAAACTCCAACTCAAACTTTGGTCAAATATCTCTCGTAGCTGATGGATTTAAGAAGGAAGCATTTGTAAAAGATGATACTGGATATATTACATCAATAATTACACCAAGATCTATTCCAACAACAGAAACAAATGTTGATTGGATTTCGATTGATGTTGGTTTAACAACATCTGTTGGTATTACTAGTCATTTATACCTCTTTGGATTTGATACTAAGGATAATATTCCACCAAATCTAATCTCTGGTTATAGAGTAGGTGCAAGAAAAGATGATAAATTGTATCTAGATTTGCCAGCTGGAGCATCACAGGATATTGTAGAAGCAGATATCTTGATGACTGATAGTGATGTATCATCCACACAACTTTCACCAACTGGATCAAATTCTTCATCTAAAGAATTTACTGTAAGTGTAATCACACAGTCTCCTAGTTACGATACATTAACTTTAAATACAAATCATAATTTAAGAACTGGTGAGAAAGTAATTATTATTAGTGATGATGCTGATCTTCCAGAAGGATTAGAACCAAATAGAACTTATTATGTCATCACAACTCAAACTGCTACTCAAATTCAGATAGCATCATCGTTAACAAATGCTTCTAATTCTTTACCATTGAAGTTGTATGGTGGTTCAAATCTAAGAATTCTTTCTAGAGTTTCTGAAAGAGATTCTGGTGAGATTGGATCTCCAATTCAATATGACTCAAATAACAATAACTGGTTCTTATATGTAAATCAGAATAATGAAATTTACAATCAAATTGATACTTTAGGAACAGTTGGTTTCGGTGAACCAAGAACTGATGTTACGTTCTTCAAGAGAATTGCTGATAATAGAAGTATTGATGAAAAGATTTATAAAGTTCGCTATGTAATTCCAAAAGAATCCATTGGTGCAAAAGATCCACAAGAAGGATTTATTTTCCAAGACTCTAGTACAACAGGAGCACTGACAGATTCAGAGTTCACATTATCTTCAATTACAAGTCAAGATAGTAAGTATAAGAGAAATAATCATTTTATTAGCACTTGCACATCATCTGCTGGCGCAGTGACTGTTATTACTGAACAACCACATAATTTAAATTCTGGTGATAGGGTCTTAATTAAAAATATCAAATCATCAACTAACCTAGCAGGTTTAGGTGTTACTGGTTATAATGGTGATTTTGTTGTTGAAGATATTCTCGATAGAATGACCTTCACATATCCAATATTGGATAGAGATGGTGTTACTCATAATGTTGGTATTTTCTCTGGTCCAACAGCAAGAGATACAAATCTTCCTAGATTTGAAAGAAATGACTTAGAGACAAACTTCTATGTTTATAGAAAAGATACCATTCAATCTTATCAAGAGAATGTTTCGGATGGTATTTTTCATCTCTATGTTCTGAATGCATCCAATCAAATTTCTGAGGAATTTACGGACCATGAATATGAGCAAAACGTTGTAGATTTATATCCACAGTTAGATCGTGATAATCATGAAGATAATCCCAATTCTGCTAAATCTTTTGCTAAGAGATTCCCACTTGGCGAAGTTGAGACTAATGATCTTAAAAAGAGTATTACTAGAGAGACATCAGATCTCTTAGTTAAAAAGTTTGGTATTACTCCAGAAGTTCAATCAACAACATCATCTTCCGTTGGTGTTGCAACAATTACGACTAAATTAGATCATGGATTCAATGGTATTGTTGGATATAATACATTAAATGCTGGTAGTGGATTCGTTGATGGTTCATACTTCAACATAAGACTTTATAATGAAAATACATTTCTAACGTGGAATGGTGCAACAGCAAATATTGTAGTATCGAGTGGATCAATTTCCTCTGTTGAAATAGAATCTTCTGGTTCTGGATATTCTAATGGGGATTCATTATTCTTCTTAGGATATTCTGGTGCATCAATTACTGTTGATACTTCAAATATTTCATCTCCGGTTAATAATGCACTTCAAGTTACTGGACTTGGAACTGTAACTGATGGTCTTTATAGAATTTCTTCTATTCCTTCTAGAAATGAAATTGCTATTGCAAGAACAACTGGAGATCCAGAGATCTTTGAGAATCAAGTTGTATTTAACGTTGGACCTTCAGCATCTGTAAATACTCGCGTATATGACACCATTGCTGGTATCACAACTATCACAACTAATACTGCTCATGGTTTAGTTTCTGGTAATCGTTTTAGAGTATTAGATAATTCTGATAATAATCTTGGCGACTTTATCGTTAAAGATTCTGCTGCAATCACAACCTTCACAGTTTTAAATGAAGTTGGTTCTACTGCAAGTCGTATTCTAAAGCATGGATTTAATGCTAATGATTTCTCTTCGGGTCCTGATGGTGAGAATCTTGGATCTAGAAGTATTACATTCTATGATAACCAATCTGGTGTTCTTGTCAATAATGTAACAGCAGATTCCGTTGCTGGTGTATCTACATTTGCAATCTCCACATATTCTGAGCAAGGAACTGTTGGCGTTGGAACTACTGCTAGATTCCCACTTGGTAGTTTCATTCAGGTTAACAATGAAATTATGAGAGTTGCAAGTAGCACTCTTACTGGTTCTGGAACTAACGAGATTTCTGCGATTCGTGCATATCTTGGCACACAGAAAGCAGAACATTCTCAAAACTCAATGGTCAAAAAGATCAAACCATTAGCAACAGAACTTCGCAGACCTTCAATTCTTCGTGCTTCTGGACATACCTTTGAGTATCTTGGATATGGTCCTGGTAACTATTCAACATCACTTCCACAAGTTCAAGTAAGAACACTTAGTGAAAGAGAAGATTTCCTTGCTCAGTCACAAGAAAAATCTGCTGGTCAGGTTGTTTATACTGGTATGAACAGTGATGGTGATTTCTTTATTGGTAATACTAAGTATTCTGCTTCCTCGGGTAAGCAACAAACATTTGATATTCCCATCCCAACTATCACTGGTCAGGATCCTTCCAGATTATCAGTTGTATTTGACGAGGTTATTGTTAAAGAAAGAATTCTTGTTGAAGGTGGAAGTTCTAACCAAATCTTATCTCAGTTTGATGGTCCTGTTACCTTTAACGAGAACGTTATTATTAATGATGAATTAAAACTAACTGATAATTTAATTCTTACAGGACGACTTATATCTAAGAATGATACACAATCAACTTCTTGCACAACTGGTGCAATTGTAACTCAAGGTGGAATTGGTGTTCAAAAGAATGTCAATATTTGTGGAGATCTTGGTGTTGGTGGAACTGCCAGATTTACTGGTGGTGTTCAATTCAATAGTGGATTATTTGCTGATGTAAAAGAAGGTGCCTTCTTAGGAAAACTTGGTCATGAATGGTCGGGTGTTTGGGCAGCAGGTATTGGTATCGGAACTGAAGGTGTTGCAGGTGGCACTGAAGAAGCGGATAGAACCATCCGTGGTATTACTGGTGATTTAATTCTTGGTGTAAGAAACGAGAATGATACTGATGCTGGTGCTGTTGGATATGGAACTGAAGTTAGGATTGAAGATAACTTCCGTGTAAACCTTGATACTACTTTAGATAACAATCTAAACGTTATTGGTTTAACTACATTCAAGTCAAACACAAGACATGAGGATAGTGTAAAAGCACTATTCGGATCAACACCCCCTGCTGGAGCTGATGGTGATTTAGAAATTTATCATAATGGTTCCAATGGTTTCATTGATAATGAAACTGGAGATTTATACCTTAGAAACGATGGCACTAATGATAATTCAAATATCTATATCCAAGCCAGAAATGGTGAAGATAGTATCGTCGTAAATGATGATGGATCAGTAGAACTTTATCATGATAATAATAAGAAATTAGAAACATCTGCTACAGGTGTCACTATTACTGGTGAAACAAATTCGACTTCAGGATTCATTCCTGATGTTAATCTGGGTGCATATCTCGGAACATCATCTCTAAGATTCTCTGAAGCACATATTGGTAATATTAGAATTGCCGATACTGGTGACAGTGAAATTGATACTCGCACCGGTAATTTAATCATTGATTCTGCTGGTGGAACAACTACAATTGATGACAATCTTATAGTTACTGGCACATTCAATGTAAATGGAACTACTTCATTCGGTGATGTTATCACTGTTAATGTTGGCATCATCCCAGATGCTGATGAGGGTGCCTATGTTGGAACAGCAGCACGACCATTCTCCGAAGCACACATCGGTGAAATTAGAATTGCTAATGGAAATAATGATAATACAATTGATACTGCAACTGGAAATCTGATTCTTAATTCTGCTGGTGGAACAATAGACATCAATGATAATGTTGATATTTCAGGAACATTAACTGTTGCTGGCACTACTAATCTGAATGGTAGTGTAAATCTTGGCAATGCAACTGGTGATACTATTACTGCTACAGGTAGGTTTGATAGTCACCTAGTTCCTTCTACTGATAGTGCAAGAGATTTAGGTGCATCTACTTTAGAATGGAGAAATCTTTACATTGATGGAACTGCTAAGATTGATACTCTGACTGTTGATGGAAGTGGAACAGTTGCGGGTACTTTTACCGTTGGTGGTCAAACTATTATCAATGACAGTTTGTTTGTTCAAGGTTCTAATGAGAACTTTACAATTAGAAATGGCAGTAATGTAACTCAGTTTATTGTTGATACCGATAACGGCAATACTACTATTGGTGGTGTTACACGCATAACTGATACAACTAGCAACACTATTGGAAATCCAAATACTGGTGCTCTACAAGTTGATGGTGGTGTTGGTGTTAATGGTAATATGACCGTTGATGGCAATTTTGATGTTGACGGTAATACAACATTAGATGCTGTTACTATTCAAAATGCTTTAAATGTTAATGACACTATCACTGCAAATGGATTACATTTAAATGATAACGAACAAGCAACGTTTGGTAATAGTAATGATTTACGCCTCTTCCATGATGGTTCCAATTCATATATTGATGATTCGGGAACTGGTGGATTGTTCTTAAGGGCACAAAATTTCCTTACACTTAGTTCTTTCACTGGCAATGAAAAATATATCAACTGCTTCAAAGATGGTGGAGTAGAACTATTCCACAACAATAGTATAAGAATCCAAACGATTAGTGCGGGTGCTTACATTACTGGCGAATTGAGAGTTAGTGGTGATATCATTGCATTCCATTCATCTGATGAAAGATTAAAGAATAACATTAAAGTTATTGATAATCCTCTCAATAAGATTATGGGTATCAGTGGAAACACCTATGATTGGAATGAAGCATCTTCACATGATGGCGCTGATACTGGTGTTATTGCACAAGAAGTTGAGGCACTTGGATTACCTGGTATTGTTACTACTAGGGATGATGGATATAAAGCAGTTCGTTATGAAAGACTTATTCCACTTCTCATTGAAGCAATTAAGGAACTGAATCTGAAAGTTAAAGATCTAGAAAATAAATTATGAGATAAATAACTAAAAAGAAGGGAAATGCCCAATTATAATAAGTCATTTAACTTTAGGAATGGTGTTCAGGTTGATGTTGATGATCTGATCGTCAGGGGCAATCTGGTTGGTATTGGCACAACAATTCCACGAGCAGATCTAGATGTTCGTGGAAAGATTGATGTTACTGGAATTGTAACTACCAGCAATTTATTTGTTTCTGGTATATCAACTTTTGCAGATGAAATTCATATTGGAACTGGGATTACAATATCCGCACAAAATGGTATTATAAGTGCAACTACTTTTATAGGAGATGCTACATTCCTAGAAAATCTTCCAACATCACAATGGGTTGATGTGGATCCTGGTCTTGGATATACCAGTATCTACAATGTTGGTCCGGTTGGTGTGGGGACCACAAATCCAATACAAACTTTCCAAGTTGGTGGAAATCCAGATAATCCTCTTCATTTTGGTGTTGGAATTGATTCCACACGAGGAAATATTAGAACGACTGGTATTATAACTGCATCATCATTTATTGGTTCTGGTTTAGGTATTACTGGAATTACAGCAGATAATATTACATCAGGAAATTTAGATAGTGAAAGACTTCCATCATCTTTTTCTGGATTAGATGAGATTGGGGCAACAAATCTCGTTATTAGTGGTGTTGGCACTATTGCCACCATTAATTCCACCACAGGAACTATTACCACATTATCGGCAACCGATACAACAGTATCTAATAACTTAAATGTTATTGGTGTGACTACACTTGGAGTCTCTACTTTTATTGGTAATGTTGGACTTGCCGGAAGTGTATATTTAATTGATGATAAGAAGATATATATCGGAACCGATGAAGATTTACAAATATATCATGATGGAAGCAATTCATATATTAGCGATACTGGAACTGGCAATTTAAATATTTCATCATCTGATGGTGGAGTGTTTATTAAAAATGGTTCTTCGGAATCTATGGCAGATTTTAACATTGATGGATCTGCTGCACTATATTACGATAATACTAAGAGATTTGAAACTACTGGAGTTGGTGCAACAGTAGTTGGTGATTTTCAAGTTTCTCGACATTCATCTATTCTTGGTGTATCGACACTAACTAGTGTATCTGCATCAGATGCAACAATTGGTATCTCTACAATTACAGACATCACTGCAACTGAAATTGTAGTACAGAAATTAACAACTAGTGGAGTATCAACTTTTGCAGGAGCAATTGATGCAAGTGCTGGTGCAACTATTGATAATATTCAAATTGGAATTACCGATAATAATGAAATTGATACTACTTCCGGCAATTTAATCATTGATTCTGCTGGTGGAACAACCACCATTGATGATAACTTGATAGTATCTGGAACAGCAAATATTGGTAGTAATGTTACAGTTACAGGCGACGTAACATCTTCTTCTATAGTTGTTGATACATCTATAGCACCTGATGCTGATAAAAATGCTGCTCTTGGAGCAAATAATAATGCTTTCTCACAGGGATTTATTGGAGAAATAACAGTTGGTTCTGCTTCATCAAATACAGTTTCTACTAGAAGTGAATCTCTAATCTTAGATTCTACTCAAGGAACAGTTATCATACAAGATGATCTAAATGTTACAGGTGTTACAACACTAACAGCATTAAATATTGATACTATTACTACTAATACAGAATTTACTCCAAGTTCAGATAAATCTAGTGGTATCGGTTCAGTTGGAACTGCATTTGCAGAAGCATTCTTAAATGAAGTAACAGTGGGTGCTGCTGCTTCTAATAAAATATCAACTAGAGAAGGTTCTTTATTAATTGATTCTACTCAAGGAACAGTTATTGTTCAGGATGATTTAAATGTTACGGGTGTTACTACACTAACATCATTAAATGTTACCAATATAAATGCAATTACTTCATTATCACCAACTGTAGATCAAACAGTGCCTCTTGGTTCTTCATCTCTTAGATATTCTGAACTTTATGTTGATAATATTAGAGTTGGTGTTGGATCAGACCAAGAAATTAGAGCAGAATCTGGGAATTTAGAATTAACAGCACCATATGGTAGTGTTATAATTACAAACTTTTTTCCAGTTGGTGTTGTAACATTCAGTGACTCGGTCTTACCAAATACTGATAAAACTCATCCTATTGGAGATAGTAATAATGCATTTTCTCAGGCATTTATTGATGAAATAAGAATTGGATCAGTTGCAAATACAATTGATACTAGATCTGGTGAACTAGTTTTAAATTCTGCAGAAGATAGAGTTATTATTGGCGCTGGATTATCTTTATCCACAGTTGATATCACTAACAACGTATTTGTTGGATCAGGAAGCACTTCATTTACCATCATTTCATCTGATCAAAGTATTGGTATTGGAACATCAGCACCATCATCTGCTATTCAGGTTGTAAAGTATAATGATGCTGATCTAGAATTAATTTCAGAAACTGGAAATAGTAAAATTGTTTTCGCAAGTGACATTGGAAATACTGATGATAGTTCAACTATCAATTATGATGGAACTAATTTTAACATATCAAATAAGGATTCTGGTGGAGATATTTCAATTGATCTCGCAACTGGAAGTGGAATTAATACTTCAAGTAATTTTAAAGTTTTAATTAGTGGCAATGAAATATTACACATAACTCATGATGAATTAGTTGGTATTAATAACCCAGCACCAACAAAAGAATTGGATGTTGTTGGAGATCTTTTGGTTTCTAATGATGCTGTGATTACTGGAATATTGACTATTGGTTCTGGTGCAAATCAAGTTACTTTGGGAAGTTCAAATGTCCCATTTAATTCAAATATTGATGGCAATATTAATTCAACTGGAGTCAGTACATTTGCAACTTTAAATTCATCAATTATTAATTCTGATGATTTAAAGATTACTGTCGGTATTGCAACCTTATTAGTTGGCGGAACAATCGGCACAGATGCACAAGATACTCTTACAGATGCAGCAGGCGATACCTTAACTATATTGGGTTCCGCAAGTATAAGTAATACTGTAATAGTTGCTCATGATGGTAATGCTGGAGTATTAGGTATTGGTACAAACGTCTTACCTTCTGATGAAAGAAATCTGGCTACCATAGGCAATCTCAGCCCAGTATCATATGGCGAATTATCTCATACGGGTAATATGTCAGTTGTTGGAGATGATGGTGGATCATGCATTTTTGTGCATAGTATTAATGATCCTTCAGTTCCAACTCTTAAGAAAGGGAGACCAGAAGCAGAATATTCATGGCAACATGAATATAAGGTTGGAATCAACACATACGTTCCACGTAGTGCATTTGATCTTGGAGCATGTAACAGTCCTATGATTGTTCCTTCATTATCACAGCAAACGATTACAACTATGATCAATACCACTAGTAATGCAACTATGTCTGATCCAACATTACCATCTGGTAGTGGAACACAAGTTATTGGTGGATTGTTCTTCTCTAAACCAGAAAACAGATTAAAAGTTGGACTTGCTACAGCAAACAGTGAAGATAGTTATGTTGGTATTGTTACTGTAGCAGCAAACAGTTCTGATTTTGAAGCAATTGCTTTCCCACAAATGACAACTACTAACAGAAATACAATGAATACTGCTGGTGGTATTCCAGATGGTTCAGTCATTTATAACATAACTACAAATAAATTGCAAGTGAAGGCAAGTGGATCATTTGTAGATCTGCACTAATAGGGGGCTTGACAAGGTGCTCTGTTCTTGCTAGAGTGCCTTTGTTAAGGTTGAAGAGTTAGCTCTAACTACATTATGAATGGTCTAATGGATGCTATTCACGTCGAAGATCCTTTCTATAGAAATCCAGTAGATACGAAGCATACTAGGATTTACTTTCATATGCAGAAATCAATCAAGAGATTGATTGAACTGGGTGAATATCCTATATGTGCATTTGTTGGTATGACAAAAGCAGAGCGAGGATTCAAAAGGTTTGATGACAGAGATTATTCACATCTTCCAGAGGAAGTTGTTGCTGATGATTATCTTGATTGTCATGTCGACCTAACAGATCATTATGTTCGTTCAGCACTATTTGCTGCTGGTTGTAGGAAATCAACTCTTGGAGGTTCATCAGAAGTTGTAGAAGCACCTTTGTGGATTACATCTTATTCCGAGTTTATTTCTTTTCTTAAAAAAGAACTAATCGAACTCAATGAAAGATTTTATGAGCAAGAAAAAGTTTTCGGATTCACCCCAGAATCTCATAAAAAACTGATTAAGGAGAAGAATCCTGAAGCAATTCGTGCTCCTAAATTGCATCTCGTAGTAGAAATTATTGATAAGTTGAAAAATCTGGCAAAAGATGCTATGATTTATATTCCACAAGATGCCTTTGGACATTTTTCTATCACGTTGTCTAAAAAGGGATATACAAATATCTACACTGACAAAGATTATGATATGAATCCTTCAGGAATGGCAAATGTTCCTGATAATATTACTAAAATTACCGAAGAAGAATACAACGATATGGATTTTGATGCTGTTATTGGTAATCCTCCTTATGGTAAAGGTGGTAGATTGGCACTTAAGTTTTTGAATAATTCTGCTGATCGTATTCGTGCTAAGAAGGGACAAATTATTCTCGTGCTTCCTAAATCTGTGAAGCAAGGTTCTGATAACTTTAATAAAATCGATCGAGATCTTGAGATTGTAAGTACTAAAGATTGTGCTGATAATGATTTTGCTGCTAGTATCGATGCTTGTATTCAAGAGTGGAAGATTGGTGAGAAGCAACGTGAATTAGATCCTGAATACAAGCATCACCCACATATCGAGTTTCTTAAGTATGAGAACCGATATGATGCTGATATTTTTGTCGGTGGAGATGGTGGTGGAGCATCTGGTAAAGTATTCTTGCCCGGTGAAAAGAATGCTGATGGAAAACCGTGGTTAGATTATGAGAAATCTTCTTCTCATAATTACATTCGTGTTCGCTCAGATGACGATATTACTAAAGAAGAAATCCTTCAACGTATTGTTGCTATGGGGCAGAATGGTGATGGTAGTTTGAGGAAGATTGCTACAGGAACTACCAATGGTATTCCTCATTTTGGCAAAGGTAAATTCATTAAAGCATACACTGAAAGATACGGAAATGGGCACTGATAAGAATCAACATAATAAAGATACTGGATCTAATATTGAGCGTTCAGATGAAAGGATTGCTGAAACTCAAGAAGTATTCACACCAATGGAAATGTGTGAAGCAATGGTTCAGATAATTGATATTGAGAAGAGAATGAATCCAGAATCAAAGTTTTTGGATAACTCTGCTGGTTCGGGTAACTTTATTATTGCACTCAAGAATGAACTCCTTAAGTATCATTCCGAACAGCACATTCTCGATAATATGTTGTATGCTGTAGAATTGATGGAAGATAATCATAAAGAAATGTGTGAGAGAGTTGGTGTTCCTATTGATCACCCACATTATGTGTGTCATGATGCTCTTACATATGATTATGGTTTTGGGGAACCGGTTGGTGTAGAACAGTTCTTCTAGTGGCACAGGGGGTTCCTTTGGGATCCCTTTTCTGCTATAATATGTTCATACAGGACAGGAGAGCACTTGGTCACCCTTCGCCCACACCAGAAGAAAGCACTGAATGCGATGCTGGCATATGACAAAGGTCAGGTTATCATCCCCACTGGTGGTGGTAAGACCATGTGCATGATACATGATATTATTGAGAATCAAAAGTATATTGATAACGGTTCTACTATTGTTGTTGTTGCTCCCCGCATTCTTCTAGCAGAACAACTCTGCAAAGAGTTTCTTGAGGTGATTGATAATACTCACACTCACGTAATGCATGTTCATAGTGGTGAGATTGAGTATTTCAGTAGCACCAAACCAGAGCAGATTGCACTGTTTAACAACACTGCAAGAACTGCTGGTGAGAATGTCATCATCTTCACCACATATCACTCCCTACATCGCATTCAAGAGGCAGACATTGAGGTAAATTGCATTTACTTTGATGAGGCACATAACTCAGTTCAACGTAACTTCTTTCCTGCGACTGAGTTCTTCAGTAATGATGCTGATCGTTGCTATTTCTTCACAGCAACTCCTAAGCATTCTCTGACTGTTTTCAAACCAGGAATGAATGATCCTGAGGTTTATGGACAGGTTATCTGTAATATTCCTGCACCTAAACTGGTTGAGGAAGGTTACATTCTTCCTCCTAAGGTTGTGGTTCAGCAACTTCCTCAGGGTGATTTCAAGCAATCTGATGAGAAGAACCTGCTTGATACTATTGATGCCAACTCACTCAATAAGATTCTAATTGCAGCACGTTCTACCAAGCAGATTGTGCGTCTTGTGACTCAATCTGATTTTTGTCAGCAGTTGTATGAGCGTGGTTACAACTGGATGTATATTACCAGCAAAACTGGTGCTATCATCAATGGCAAGAAAGTGTCCCGTGAGGTATTCTTTAAGACTCTTAATCAGTGGGGTTCAGATAGCACTCGTTTTGTTGTGATGCACCACTCTATTCTATCTGAAGGCATCAACGTCAAGGGACTGGAGGCAGTTCTATTCATGCGGAATATGGATTATATCGGTATTTCCCAGAGCATTGGGCGTGTGATCCGCCTAGGAGGCGCTGAGAAGACGTTTGGATTGGTATGTGTTCCAGTGTTTGATAAGGTGGGTATCAGCACTGCTAGGAGCGTTCAGGCAGTGGTTGATACAGTGTTTCAGCAAGGAGAGCCAGCGATTTCCGTAGTGCGGAAGTAGAACTGTCACATTATGAGCAGAAACCCTGCTCCACTCTGCTATAATATTAAAGTAATCAGGGGAACACCATCATGTCTCATCGTTGGGGTGCTTATATCACCACCGTTGATAATAGACTTGAATACGTTGAATTTGATACTCCTAGTATCACTCGCGATGCTGCGATTGCACAAGTTAAATCAATGTACGGTGCAAAAAGTGTAAACAATTGTAATCCTGTTTCATGTTCTTCTTCTGATGAATCTGAAAGATATTCTGCATCAAGATCTGGAAGTTCTGGCGGAATTTTTGCACTTGCAGTTTTAGGTGGTGGTGTTATTCTTGCTATCGAAGTATGGAAGATTGTTTCTACATTCTTTGTTAGTTTTTGGCAGTGGATTGTTTCTATATTTTCTTTTATTCCATTCCTCTCACCACAACTTCTTGTTGGTGGTATACTTGGATTCTTTATATTAATTCTAATTCTAGGAGCACTTGATGGATAAGTTTTTAAAACCATTTATTCCTAGACCAGGAATTCTTAAACCAAATCCTGGCAATCCTTTGGGGTATTGCACTAAAGATGGCATGTGGGCTGCGGTTCCTTTTGGTAAGAAGTTCATGGTTATACATAATGGTAACCAAATAAAGGTGATGAATACATACAAACAATCTGTAGATTTTATTAACAATCAAATAAAAACTGCTAAACAAAAGTCATCTAAGAAAAAACTAAAATGACAAACAAACAATTAAAAAGAAAAGATGCATTCTACATTTTTTATGAAAGTGTATTAAAACCTGACAGCAAACTCAGAGCATGTGCTCATAATCAAGAGTGCTATAATGAGTTGATGGAATGGCGAAAAGAAGTTGTAAAATATTTGGATGAACGCAGAGATAATAATTTTAAATGAATTCATCATACATGTTATTCTTTGGAATATTTGCAGTGGTAGCATACTTCATCTTAACAGATGAAAGTGCTGCTGCTTTTTTTTATTATACCGTAAAGTTAGCAAAAGTATATTTTAGACGCCAGATTTGGTGGTTGACTAACAATCCTAGGAATCCTGTGGTAAAATATCTAATATATCGTCGTTCTTTAAAACTTTCAGAACGATTGATTGAAAAAATAAATAAAAGTAACGAAGCATAACGTTATGTTATCCACTCAATATCGGCTACGACTGGAATTCATATGCAAATGTATTGCCAATGGTGAAGAGGTAAAACTAGATGACATGATCTGGGCAGAAAAACTTGCAAAAAGTCATACTACTGCTCGTGATTGGTTACAACAAGCAAGAAGGCAATCTTCTCAACAGATTGAAGAGGGCAGTACAGATGATTTTCTGAATAGGATGGGTTTAGGAGATCCCGATCCATCCAATCATAAAACGGGATTCACTGATGCTGATGATATTAAGAATTGGTTTCAGCAAGATAAACCTGATGATTGGAGGCAACGTGACTGATTTTGTTTGTATCACCATGTGGGATCCTATTTTCGAGATGATGCGCTATCATTGGGTACATAAGTCAGAAAAGGATCCTATCCAATTTGCGAAAAATCTTAACCCAGAGCAACAAATACTATGAGTAGTAAAATGCTATTCCTAGTTGATATTGGTAATGGTAGATGTATTAGTCATGATGGATATATACAACTTGGTAGTTTTTCTCATACAGTAGAGAAGCACCTTGAGTTAAATCCAGAACAAGAATGGCAGGTAACTTATTGGATGCCTGATCCATTTTGTATCAGATATCCAAGAGCAAATTATCAACATACAATGAAAGCAAATGAAGGTTCACCTAGGACTGATAATGCCACTGATAGTCGTCCTAGAGACTTTCCAGATCAAGCGACTAATAGATTAGAAAGAACACTGTAACTAACATAGGAAAACTAATGAATTCAATAGTAATATATACAAACGGAAGTCAAGAATGCGAACGCGCTAGAATGCTTTTGGAAAAACTTGATAGTCAGATACAAGAATATAAATTAAATAATCATTTTACCCAGAGAGCATTTGTTTCTGAGTTCGGTGAAGGTGCCGAATATCCTCAAGTTGCTATTGGATATAAACATATTGGTGGCCTTAAAGATACATTGCATTACTTTCAAGAGAATAAACTATTATGAATCCAGTAATTTTAATCGGTTGCTTCACACCACTGGTTTTAATTTTTATTGTAATGAAACTTGCGGTGTGGGTATCTGCAGTAAATTCAGAAAACTCTTATGTCGGAAAAGAACATTTACGAAAACGAGGACCCTTCGTGGATAATGCATATGCAGATGTTGACGAAGATGAAGAAGAATTTACAGATCGCACAGACTATCGATGATGCTCTCTATGAATATTATGTTATAGAACGTGGTCAAGAAGTTCCTAATTGGAGATTTATCAAAGACCAAGATTGGTGGATAGAATATCTTAATGATTTGGGCATTGACCCTAGAAACCCATAGTGCTATAATATCATCATAATAAAAACCTCTATTATGGACTACAAACCATACTCATTTGAGTGGCATAGAAAACGGTATTTAAAAGAAGCACTTGATAAGTATCTTGATGATTCTATTGATAATAGCATAATTGTTGGTGATATACTTAGTATTCTCATTGAAAGATCTGAGAAAGCATACGAAGAGTTTATCAAAGTAAATGAATTAGAAAAAATAATATCATCAAAAATTAATGAAGAATAATGTAATACATGCCTATTTTGGTCCAAAATCTGGAGATACGGTAGAATATTTGGGATGTACTAAAGAACAGATTAACTGGGGTAATAATGATTATCCTTATATGTGTATTATTGGTAGAAAATATAAAGTTGTAAATATAGAAGTTCATTCGCAACACACTAAGTTGAGATTAGAAGGAATTGAAGGATGGTTTAACTCTGTGTGTTTTCAAAAACATTCCTGAGACATACTACATATTTTGTGTTTAAATAGTGGAGGTTTTCAAGTAATTATGAAAGTAGGAATGATTGGGTTAGGTCGTACTGGTGAGGGTATGTCTCGCCGTATGATTGAAAAAGGTATTGAAGTCTGGGGTTACAGTAGCACTAATTATGAGAATGCCTGTGGACAATATGAAGCAGGATATATTAGTGGATGTGTAACTTCATTAGAGTATCTTGTTCGAGCAGTTAAATCTGATAGTAAGCAATACACTAGTGCTGGTAGAATTCCTGGAATTTTTCAGATTACACTTCCAGAAGTAAAGGTAGAAGACACACTTGATGAGTTACTACCTTTACTTGAAGAGGGTGATATTATCATTGATTATAGTAATACTGACATAACAAAATGTCAGGAACTTGAGAAGTATTGCTCCAAGTTGGGAATTTCATATATCTTCTCTGGTGTATATGGAGCACCTTATGCTATTAATTCTTGTTCTAAAATCTTTCAAAGTTTATCACCAGGTAATGTTAAATGAGTGATACAGAAAAACTTTTAAAAATTGTAGCCAAACAACTTGGTGGAACTCTGAAAAATTATCAATGCTATGAATATGGCGATAAAAACACCCAACACAAGAAATATGTGATAGAATACGGGCATGAGGAAAGGAAATGATGAATCCGCTATCCTCCGTCAAAAACACTAGGACAACTTATTCCAAATCTCTAGAAAAAACTATTAAGGAAGTTCAGGTTCAATTCAAAAACGAACCACCCGCATGGATTCCTTATGAAACTTTACTTGCCATGGAAGACTCACGTAAAAATGACACAAACAATTTCTCCTGAAGATCCTCAGTATTTTACTGAAACATCTGACGGTCTATATGATCGACACAACTACAAAATTATCGGTAAAAATGGTGAATCCATTGTAGTAGATAACTGGCAAACAGTTCAAGAAATATGGTGGAATCGTGGTCTATTTTTATCACATATTGAAGTTTTAGACCAGAAAAACAATGGCAAAGGATTCAAGTAATTGTGGCAGCAAAGAAGACTACTACAACTAAAAAAGCAAAGGCAAAGAGTTCAACAAAAACTCCCAAGAAAAAGAAACTAACTCCTGAAGAAATGCATCCATTCAAAGCATTCCCTTATCGTTTAGAGTATAGGGACGGAAATGAAGATCGAATCTGCCATTTTGATTGTAATGAACACAGACAAGCACACATCAAACGATACAAACTCAGAAAAAACAAATACACAATTAATGATCTCACCGTTGCCTAACCTAATCGCAACGGGCTTGATATTTCTGTCTGTCTTTGCTATAATCCTTGCAGGATACATTCACGGACACATGAGCATCTCTGCCGTCTACAAAACTTTAAATCCATGACTAAAAAAGAATTTACTGGAAAAGGTGGTGAAACTTGGGAGTGGGAAGAAACTCCCGAAGTTACTGAAGCACTCAAGCAACTTCATGATAGAGTAAGACGTGCTACTCTAAAGCAACAAGATGATCAACTAAACTACGAAACAGGTGGAAAATGAAAGACCAACCAATTACAGTTGAAGATTACAAAGAGCATAGTCAAGAGTTTTTTGATAAGTATTTCTATGTTGCCAAAGAACTTGGTGAAGGTGCAAAAGCAGAAGATATCCTGAAAATTATGGAGTCTCTTGCTGGTGTTGTTATGAAGAAAAGGTCTGAAACTAAGGTAGGTCCATTTGGATTTAATAAAAAACCACCGGAAGAAAACAATGATTCAGACTGATACGCAATCGGAAGTTATCATACCAAAAGGTGCCGAACTTATTGATGAGTGTTTCTATGTTTGGGAAACTCGTTATGGTTTGTTTTCTTCGATGACTAAAGAAGGTCGTCAAATGCTTACTGGTGGTGTTAAAGATAATGTAACTCTTATGACACGATGGCACCTTAAGTGTGAACAAGATGGAACACTTGAACAATATACTAGAGTTGTAGGTGATGGTTTTGTCAGTGGTAAATTATGATTCGCTCTATTCGTATTTGGTTGTGGGGTATAGTTTCTGAGTTAGAGTATAATCTCTATCCTTGGAAGACTGATACTGTGCCTGAATGGGTAGAAGACAGATATGTTCCACCACCAGATTATGAAAAGAACTTTAACGATGATTGGTTAAGGGCACATGATGATAAAATCACTCGCCTGCAAGATGAAATGCTTCAAGTTCAAAAAGAAATACATAAATTGCATATTCACTATGCAACTGGTGAATAATATACATCGATATATACAAAAGAATAAGTTAGCGAACTCACTGATGAAAATAATTAAAAAAGCATTTAAAAAATTATTTAAAAGTGATTTAGAAGATCGAATTAAAGTTTTAGAAGAAAAAATAACTAAATTAGAATTAAAAGTAAATACTACATCTAAGGAGGCTGGAAGTGTACGAAGATTTGGATAACTTTGAAAAAGCACTTTCTCATTTCGGAACTCGTGTTGAAATTATTACTGCTATGGAAATGGCAAATAAACTTACATCAGAAGATGCATATCAGATGATAAAAACCGAAATGAAATCATTAAAAACAATTAGGAAACAAGAAAAGTGAATGACAGTTTAAAAGTTGCTCAAAATAAGGATGGAACATTTACTCTCGAATGGGACAAAGATGATCCTAAGTGGAAACATTTGAATGAATTGACATCTAAAGAAATCGAGAGTATAATTGAATCACAAATTAATATGGATGAATTAGATGACTTCTGATAATCTTTATAAAAAAATTGAGAATGTAATTCAAGATCATATACGCGAGCATAAAAAAGAAGTTTCTCTTGGAAAGCGTCTTCTACAAAAACTAGATATTGATCATCTCAATCGAAAAGTTATATCACAAGACTATTCATTTAATTTAAATGCAACCAGTGAAAAAATGCCAGTTAATGAGAGTCTTGAACTTACTAAGGCGAGAATAGAAGCAAACTCATCTTGGAATGATGGATGGACTAAGCAATATTATGCCGATAGAGTGAAAGAACTTGAAGGTAAATCTAAATACTATTATGATTATGATCGCAATGATCCTAATCGCAAAAATCCCTTTTTAGAAGAACCTGATTTGGATTTGGAACAAATTCGCCAGAAAGGTGGATTTGAATGGACACCCGGTAATTATTAAATGGCACTCTCTAAACAAACACTAGATAATCTTTTGGAAGCAGAATCACATATTCGTGCTGCAATTAAATCCGCTGCTGTGAATGAAACACCTCTAGTTGTCAAACAACTTTCACAACTTTTAATGGATATGGAACAAACTAAAAAATTTGATGAAATCATGGATATGTTACAAGAACGTGAAGATGGTAGTAGTGGTAAGTTTGGACCTTTTTTCACCGATTAATAAGAAATTGTAAGTAAAATCTTAAATTCCTAGATACTATTGGATTCTAATGTTAGAATATCAACACATCACAAGAAATCTATGACTTTACCAAAAAATGGCAAGAAATTGACTGAAAATGAAGAAAAAAGCATGAAAATTGCCCTAAAAGAGGCAGGTATTCGTGCAATTCATCCAGAAAGGATGGAAGCTCTTGCTGATTATTTGGTAGAAAAAGCAAAACAACAAAATAAATAACGATATAAAGACAATAACACAATGAAAAATATCGAGACGCACATTGCAAAGGACAAAGAAATCCTTGAAAATCCAACAATTTCTCCTCAACAAAGGAGGCATATTGAAGGTGAACTGCATGAACTAGAAGATTATGTTGAACATCATAAAGCAGAAATTGCGGCAGGTGATCATCATGATCCAACACCATTGGAATTGTATTGTGATGCCAATCCATCAGAACCCGAATGTTTAGTTTATGAAGACTGATTGTGACAGTTTAATAACTGTTACACCGACCCTTATAGGGTCTTTTTTATGCTTTATAATAAATCCATACGGCACTTTATCATGGAAGTCCAAGCACACGGTAACGCATACGAAGATCTTGTGATCCGTGGTCGCACAGGTATATCTAAAGATGAATATGATGCATTGAAACCAAACGGATATACTTCTGAGTTTGATTTATCCAAAGAATTTATAGTTGATTACAACGGTAGCATCAAAACTACCAGCAGCAATACTATTTGTTGTTCAGATGTTGTCCGTAAGATGACACACACCAACTATCGTCTTATTGTTGGTCAGTATACTCAGGTAGGTAAAGAGAAAGTATTTCATACTGAGTATGAGTTCTTCATCACTCCAGACGATGATAAGGCACTCTGGGGTAAGATGGACATTCAAGAAGTACGTAAATTTGTTGACTATGTGAAGAGCATTCCTTCTGGTAGGGGAGCACAATTGAGCACTAAGTCTCAACGTCAGACACTTCAAGAACAAGCACAAGATAGCAGTGCATTGTTCAAACTTAATCCAAAGGTTGATAGTAAGAATCAACGTCGTGTTCAATGTTCACTTCACATTGACAAATTGATTGCTGCTGGTGTAAGATATACAAAAAAAGATATTAATTACACTGTAGTTTCTGCCCCCCGTAAGTTCAACAAATGAGAGCATTTTGTCCACCTAAAAATACTCCTGATAAGGATATTGTCATGACGCCAGAATATCTGGCAGTGGAGATTATCAATCATTTTGCTCCTACTGGTGTCATTCTTGACCCTAGTAGGGGAACAGGTGCATTTTATGATAACTTTCCTGGTGATAATAACGAGTGGTGTGAACTTGCAGAGGATAAAGACTTTCTAACTTACAATAATAAAGTAGATTGGATTATTACCAACCCACCATGGAGTTTGATGCAAAAATTCCTTGCACATGGTATGGAAATCGCTGACAATATTGTGTATCTCACAACTATTAATCACTATACTACAAAACGTAGAATACGTGAGATGAGATCGGCAGGATTTGCATTAAAAGAGATATACAACGTGCCTACACCTACGAAACCATGGCCTCAATTAGGGTTTCAACTTGCTGCCGTTCATACTCAACGTGGGTGGGATGGTGATATTAAGTTCAGTTACTCTTCAGATATGACACTTTAAGAAGTGGCACAAGGGGGGTATGAAACCCCCCTTTTTCGTGTATATTAGATGAGTGGAGGGGAGACCTTCCCATCACGACCTCTCTTTAAGAGACTAAACCAATCAGAGGCGCTGGTCACCCTCTCACCATTCATTTTTTCTCTTAAAATGGGCACTCGTTCACGCATCGGTATCCAACTCAAAGATGACAGCATTATGTCTGTCTATTGTCACTGGGATGGTTATCCTTCCTTTAATGGACGTGTTCTAAATGAGTTTTACAACACTCCTGAAAAAGTTGCTGATCTAATCGACGGTGGTAACATTTCCTCTCTTCATACTAATGTGGGTTGGAACCAAGAAACTCTGCCTGAAACTGGTCCCCAATACTATACTTCCCGTGGTGAATCTATCAAAGATAATGAACCACGATATGATGAAAGCATCTTTGATTTTCTTGAAAAGGAGAACAATGAAGAGTATGCTTACATCTGGACAGTTAATAACAGATGGGTTTGCACAAAGATGAATCAATTTGATGATGATAAGCAACCTGAAAAGGTTGAGATCCCTGAAGGGACAGTTGCCTAAGTGCCCCAAGGCATCCTGAAACCCTCTCAGGATGCTCTATAATACATTCATACAAAGCAAACCACCATGACTTCCACTTTCACTGATTATGTTGCTCAACAGGATGCACGCAACACCATTCAGTTGAATGTTACTAAGTATTCTTTGATGTTGTGTGATGCTCTCCAGCAAAATTATCAGAGACAGCATCCAACTGGTCGTAACTATTCTTATGCACTAATCTCTGGTCGTAAGTATCATAAAGTGATGCAATGTGTGGATGGTGAGACTGAATCAGTTCACGCCTTCATTGACAAAAAAACTGGTGAAGTTTACAAGGCAGCATCATATAAAGCACCAGCAAAAGGTGTACGTTTCAACCTCTTAATCATCAAAGAGCGTGAGTTTGTGTTAGAAAACTGTGATTGGGCAGGTGGTTATCTCTATCGTAATGCATACTATCAAGGTGCCTGATTCAATGAACAAAATTGACACACAAGGTATGAGTCTTCCTGGTAAATCAAAGAAACCAAGTAGTTATGCTCCTATGCCAGTAAAAATTCGCACAATTTTCACACCAGAAGAGCGTATAGAGTTAAAGCAAATTATCAACGAAGCACTTGACGAACGAGAGCAAAGATCATGATTACATCATGTGATCGATGGGTTATCTCATGGAAACGTGAGAAGAAAGGTGGTTACTCTTCAACTCAACAAGTTGTAGTTTATGGGATAGAAAATGTTGAACACGTTATCAAAACAATGGTTCCAACAGATGAATGGAATATAGCACCAGCATGACATCAAAAGAAAAACTTTTATTTGTATCATCTTTCATTTGGTTTTTACATTGGAGCACATGTCTAGCATCTACACTACTGGATACGGTTATTCTAAAATCATCTGTGAAGATGTTACCTCTTGGTTTTTGAATGAGTATTTTCCACGTCATAAAATTGATGTGGACATTATTCATAAAGGTCTCAAGCGTGATAAGGTTGTTGGATATTGTTCTGTAATTGGCAGTTGGTATAGACCACGGCACTTTCTAATTGAACTTCAGGCACACATGTCTAAGGAGTTGTATATAAAAACTCTTTTTCATGAACTGACCCACCTGGCACAGTGGGTAGATGGTTCGCTGCGGTTTCGATATGGAAAAATGTGTTATTCACAAGAACCTGTTGAAAATTACGACTATTGGGATCAACCACATGAAATTGAGGCACGGGAGGAAGAAATAAGGTTATATTATCAGTGGTTAAGTGATAAAAGGGGTGTGTCAGCATCAGAAGTGGCACAGCAGACGTTTTCAAACCGCCTAAGGGCAGTATAATTACAAGGTAATCAGCAAACAACTGCGTTTCACATGCAAATCTCTCAAGACCAGCACGATCAACTGATTGAATTGATTGAAGATACAATTGGGTATTTTTGTGATGAGAACATGGTTTCTGGAGAACTTGCCTACAGTATCATGGAATGCTTGGCAACTGCTAAGGTTGCTGAAATGCAAGGCATCATAACCGAAGACTTTTGTATGGACGCCTGAGGAACCGGACCATCACCTGCCCCACAGGCATCCCACCCTGCTATAATTAATTCATCAACCAAGGAACCCCATGCAAATCTCCAACAACATCTGCACTGTTGATTTCTTTCCTGAGGCATTCATTGCTGACGAGGGCGTCAAGCGTTTCCAGAAGCGTGTTACCTTCAGCAATGGCACTAAATCCTATAGCACTGTAACCATGCTCACAGCACGTAATGAGTGGGAGACACGCCTTGCTAACGGTGCTGAGGTGACTGGTTACAACATGGACCAGATGCCTCGCTCTGAGTATGCTCCCATGGCAGTTTGATGAGAGCAACACAGTTTCTCTTAAGTGGCATTATTGCCTTTGTCACTATCACATGCTATCTGCTATTCTTAGCAGAGCGTGACAGTAAAATGATGCACTACTATGACTCAACAATCCAATCAAGAGTTCGTTAACGACTTATTTGACAAACTATTCAGTCATGTTGACACTGACATGATTGATCTACATGACGATGACACATGCTGTGATCATCTTGAATTTGAACAACTTCTCCTTTTTTGATCATGTCTCCCAAACTTTCTGGTGTATTTGTTACTTGTGAAGACTATGGATGCATTTATACTGTTTGCACTGAAGGTGAATTGTTTTATGCACCTATTCATAATGATGGTAAAATAGATTTTGATGAGTTCAATATGGTAGATTTTTGGGAATCTGATGTTGATGTTGAGGAATTGGAAAAAATTCAATCTATTTTGATTGATATGATGAAGTGTGCTGGACTTTATTTTCAACAACCATCATTTGTGTGATATAAAAATGTCTTTTACTGCAAATCCTTCAGATTGGATTGATTTTTGGGAAAGTGAAGTGCCAACTCAACTAACTATGCAACGTCAAAATCACATTGATGAACTTGAGAAGAGTATTATCGCACTTGCAAAGCATAAAATGAAACTTCTATCTGAAGTTCAAGAAATCAATAATGATATTGAATTTCTTCGCAAACAACAAGAGGATTTGAGTGATGTATAATCTTAATAACTACGAAATTGAAACCATCATTGATGGTTTGCAGGATGCAATTCGTGTTTGTTATGATGTGGACAGCACATCTAATAATAATGAACGTAGTTATCCTTATGCCACAGGGTATTCAAGGGAAGCAATGAAAACTGCGGTGAGTAGTTTAATCGAAATTATGAAAATAAATGCCAAATATGATCTTGAATGTATGTGATATAATTAACTATGTAATCAACTGAGATTGAACGATGTTTGAGAAAAATGTATCACTCAATGTCCAAGAAATTGGCGTCATTCTTTCTGCATTACAACTCTTAGATCACAGCGAAGAATATTATATTGCTAAAAATTACGGTAGTGCTCCATCTCTTTATGATAGATTAAAAAATATCTATGATGATATGGACCAAACTTCTCTCGGAATCCAAAATGACCCCATCTGTGAACCTTCCTTCTGACATGAAAACTTCAGTCACTCCTGCAACTAATCCTGAATTGTGGTATCAATGGTATGTAATTGTGAAAGAAGATGCTCCTGAGGTATTGGATACTTTTATCGAAAATACTGCTGCCAAAATGGAAGTAACCGTTGATTATTTTATGCAGGAGTTTCTCTGATGGCATATGGAGACAGATATCAGGAAACTCCTAAAGAAAAAGAGCGAATGCGTTTGATCATAGCATTATGGCAAGTGAATAATATTGTAGAACTTACAAAAGATAATGAATTCAAAACTCACCTTTATAGTCATCTCTCATCAATTAAATATGAATTGGAAAGGCAGTTGACTAATCTAAGAATCTCTGATAACATTACTAAGGAAACACAAAAGAGGCAATGAAAAATCTTTATTTGGTTGACTATTGGGTGCCATTCCCTTCTTCAGAATACGGTGGAATGGTTGTTGTAGTTGCAGAGGATGACCATGAATGTCATGATGTATTAATGAACTGGCGTCATGAATCTGACAGTAAACATGATGCTAACATTATCACTCAAGTAAAACGAGCGCCAAAAATTACAGTTTCTGTAGAAGAACAATCCCGTGTTGTAGAGGCATTTACTACCTAATGGAACAATTATATAAAGTATTAGAATTTACAACAACAGGTTGGGAAGTTCCTAATAGCGAGTTTAGAAAACTCACTAAAGAAGATGCAAAGCAAAAAATTGATTACCTTTTGAGTGAGGGTACAAGTCCCAGCAGGATTAAAGCAGTTCCTGATAATGATTGAACTTCCTCCAGATTTTCCTCATCAATGTCCAGAAAACTACTCTTACAAAGTTGAACAATTCAAGAATAACGTTCTTGCAATCTGGTTATATCATCACAAAGAATATGTTTACAGTAGTAAACCTGTATATACTATATGGGGATTCTATAATACTAAGAAAAAAGAATATTCAGCACCTATTAATTGCAAAAAGTGTGGAAGTAAAATACATATAAGTAATACAACTCCTTATACGGCAATGCAACTTAATCTTAACCCTTTAGAGATGGCATTTTTATGAATGATATGTGGAAAGAAATGTCAAATAAACCTTCAGAACGTATTGCTAAACCTAAACAATCATATGAACCAGAGGTTGATGATTATGTTATTTGGGGCAATTTCAAAGGATGGGTATACTTTAAAGATGTTCAATATATTACAATAGAACTTGGTGTTAAACCAAAACCAAATTGTGAGTATACCAAATTAGAAAGACATAAGTATATCCACACATTATTACTTTGTTATCCTAATAGATGGAATGAGTTGCAATATGTTCACACAAGAAAAAACAAATATGGAAAAAATTTAGAAGAAATGAATGTTTATGATAGGTTCAAATGAGTAATTATTTAAAACATATATTTCCAATAAACATATATCATGGTTCTGTCCAAGATAATAATAAAATTAAAGAATTAATTATTCCTTTAATTGAAGAGCATAAAAAAGGTAATAAACATACTGCTCCAAAGGGTTGGTTAACAGATAAATTAATAACATCATTTAGTGATGATGACTTTAATGATTCATTGAAAGATGATTCTACTCCTATTGGAAAAGAATTATCAAAACAATATAATCCAATCTTTGCAGATTTTTTTGATAGATCATTTTCTATACAAATTACTGACATGTGGTATAATTTTTATGATAATGGTGAATATCAAGAAGCACACTGTCATTTTGGCAACTGGAAAACTCAAAACCATTTTGCCTGTATTCACTTTTTAAATTATGATCATAATAGGCATTCCCCATTAAAACTGTTGGATCCAACAAGACATATTAGGATATCAAGTTGGGAATTTTTTGATAAGAGAAATTATACTGATCAGATTAGTCTAAATGTTAAAGAAGGTGATTTTATTATGATACCTGCATATCTTGAACATGAAGTAAGTCCTGGTATTCCAACACCAGATTATCCAAGAATCACAATTTCATTTAACATTTCTGTTATTGATATTGATGAAGATAATGGAGATGAAGATACGGTGGATGACACTAATGAGTAATAATATTGCTAAAATATCGGATAATTACTTTACCGATCGTGAACATAGATTCATATATGAATATTGTTTAAGTTGTGCATATTCATATGGTGAAACTGATAGTGTAGAAACACCACCAACTGGATTGATTCATAATATTACTGAAACAGAAGAAATTTATCCTTTAATTGAACTGCGGATTAAAAAATCCATGGCAGAGGAGTTTTCAAGATATGAAATTTATAGGATGTATATAAATTGTTTTGCCCCATTAGAAAATCCATATTTTCATACTGATGGAGAGGAGGGTGATTTAACCTTCCTTTATTATCCCAATCATGAGTGGCAAGTGGATGAAGGTGGTGAAACACAAATATATGATGGTGAAATTATTAAGGGATATCCACCTATACCTAATCGTATGATAGTATTTGATGCTGCACTATTACACCGAGCAACATGTTTCCGAAGTAGACATCGTTTCACTATTGCAATCAAGTATAAATTACTTGATAAATAGAAAAAAACTCTGTTTATCATAAATGGCAACGACTGGAAATACCAATAATCAAACAAAACAATTTGGTGGTAATGGTGCGATTAGTTTAAAATCCGTTAGAGATTTTTTTGGTGGTAATTCAAATAATATTAAATTTTCAAAATATTATAGAAAAACGGATGTAGATATATCCACTTCTCAATTTGGTAAAGAATCTACAGGATATTTTGTTCCTGATTCAACTGAAAACAGCACCATTAAAAGTAGTGGAAGTAATCATTCTTTTGGTGATTTTCGTGGGGAGAATGATAATGGTGTGCTTAAAACATATTTGGTAACACAAACTGGTTCAAATGATAGGTATTCACTACATTCTGGTAGTGGTGCTGGATCAACATGGAATGGAAATTTAGCACGTAATGTTCCTAAGACTGGAAGAATCTCTGGTCGTTGTTTTACTAATGTTCAATCGAATGGTTCAAGCACAGGTAATTTTGCTCATTCAACTGGTTCTGCACTTAAATTTTCTGCAACGGCATATAATCTTGAAATTGATATTGATTCAGGACAAAATAGAGCAACATTTCCAAATAGTGTAAACAATTCTAATAATGGTCCTAGAGGTGTATTTTCCACTGGTGGCACTGGTGGAACACAAAGTAGTCCTAATGGAAAGGCTGGAGGAACTGCAATGTATGTTGCCCAAGGTTCTAATAGGTCTAAAACAAGTGCAATTATCAATATTAATAATGGTAATGGTCACATTTTTGGTGGCGGTGGCGGTGGTGTTTCGGGAAGAAATGGTAATCCTGGAAATAGGAGAAATTGCACGTTTTATTCATCCAAAACTGTTAACATATATTCTGGTGGCAGTGGTCTTAATATAAGAGCACTAGGAGGTTATGCTAATAATAGTGGTGGTTGTGGAGGTCAAAATATTGCTGGTGTAGGTGGATCATGGTATCATTCCTCACCATCTGGTAGTGATAATAGATCACGTTGTAGAAGTGAACACGGTGGAAATCGAAGTCGGGGAGCTAGTAATTGTTTTGCTCAGATTAATAAAACCTGTTTTTATCAACATAATTTCAAAGGTAATGCATCTGCGGCAGGAAATGGTGGAAATGGTGGTGCCGGACAAGGTGCTAATAACTTAGGAGTTTTCGGAGGTCATAATAATGGAAACGTAGGAACTTGTTCAAATTGTAATAGTGTTTCTGGTTATGGCGTTGTATCTGGAAATTCTTTTAATTGTGGAAACAATGGTACTGCCGGTTCTATTGGTGGTCTTCATGGTCAAAATGGTCAGGCATCTCTCAATCGAAGTTCTGGATCTGCCGGAAGTAAAGGTCATGCAGTATATTCAAATACCAAAGCACAAGTTAAACTTAGTTCCACTAAAATGGCAAGAGGAACGAATAATAATGTAACTACATAAAATAAATCATGTTTTAATTATGGAACCAATCAAAACCGAAGAAGAGTATCAAAAGCGTTTATATGAATTTTTAAAGAATTTCATTCATGAAGATTATCCTCAACCATTTGTATCATCTCCTGATGTAATGGAAGAGCGGCAGAACATTTGTAATCAATGTGAGCATAAGAAACCATTAAAGAATAAGTGTAGTCTTTGTGGATGTCATATTAATGGGAAGATTATGTCATGTTTAGAACGTTGTCCTGATGGAAGATGGGATTGTGATTTTGACGGATTCGTTGCAACATGCTATAATAGTATTGAAGGTAAATTGAAGGAAGGTATGGTATATGAGTGATGAAAAGAAATCCGAAGAAGGAAATGATATTCCATTAGGGATATATGATAACTTTATTGGATTATATAAGAATGCTCTTAATCCTGAGTTTTGTCATAGTGTAATGAAATCCTTTGATCATTATCAGAGATCAAATTCTGTTTGGTGTGAGGATGATCAATTTGAGAATTCAATTGCGGGTCGATTTGATTATGCGATTGAACTTTGTAATATGACACAGAATATGAATGGTCTTGTTGATCGCGATTTAAATGATGTTTTAATGAAATGTTTTGATGAATATATTCATCAGTACGGGCATTTAAAAACGAGCACATTTTATTCAACCACACAGAAGGTTCAGAAGACACCTGCTGGTGGTGGTTATCATGTATGGCACGATGAGAATACATCATTATCACAATGCACAAGAGCAATGGTATGGATGTTTTATTTGAATGATGATTTTGATGGAGGTGAGACTGAGTTCCTGTATTATCACAAAAGAGTTATACCCGAACAGGGAACATTATTAATCTGGCCAGCAGGTTTAACACATGCACATCGTGGCGGATTAGTTTTAGACGGAATAAAGTATGTTATAACGGGGTGGTTTAATGTCGGAGGAGAATAGTTCACAGTATCCATCAATTACACAACAGGGAAGAAACTTAGTTAAGTTAATGAAGGACGTTGGCACAAGTTCCTTATATGGTGATAATCTTTTTGTTGAAGGTGATGAGAAACAACGAAGATATGATATATGCCAAGCATGTGAACACTTTGATCGCATGAGAAAGAGATGCCGTGAATGTGGATGTTTCCTTGAACAGAAGACTCGATTAACTGCTGCCGAATGTCCTATTCATAAGTGGTAAGACGAGTGACTCGCGGTTAGATATAAAACCACATATAACCTCTCCATGTATAACGCCCATGACTTTTAAGTGCCTTGGTAAGAGATGAACCATGTGTACCTTTACCCATTTGTCTAATAACATCTGCACGGGATTCAAAAAAGATCTCATCCCAGGTCACTTTATTGATACCTTTGACTGCTTTCTTTTTAGTCTTATGTTCTAATAACTTCCAACGATGACCATAAGAAACATAACCCTTACGTGCTGATAATAGTATGTTAGCATTACGGTTTGGATTACCTGCAAGTTCCTCTGCTGCTACACTTGCATTCTCCCACTCTTTTGATATGCCTGTTTCTATGTTTAACCCTTGAATACGTATACCTGAATGCTTACCATTACCTCTGGTTTCATTTGTGAATGTAGGGAGATACTTAGGTTTCTTTTCTTCTGGTTTCTTCGTAATTACAAAGGATGAAGAAGGTTTGTTCTCAATAGTAATGTTACTGTTATTATATTCTGAGTTATATCTACCTATCCAATATATTCTTTTATCTTCTAACTCATGTTCATTACATTCATCTATTTGTTTGATATTAAAGATATGATTACCATAACTTCTCATTGCACAGTGTAATGAATCTGGACACATACGTTTTGAACGCTCTATGTGGTGTTTCCATTCTTTATTGAGTGTTTGTGTGGTCTTTCCGATGAATTTGTGTCCTGTTTCTGTGTTGATGATTAGATAGATGATTCCCAAAATATCCCTCCTTAAAAAGTATCATAAATAACGATCATTTTATAGTATTTAACATTTTAATTATCTAAGAGAGTTATTTTTATTTTATTTTGATTAAATGTTTGGTGATTCTCATTAGCATTAAGTAATATTGTGTATTATGTGGTATTGTAGAGTATTGCTGAGTATTGTGTGTTCTTATTGCAAGTTTAGCGAGCGTAGCATGAGACGCGGAGTTTGTCAACCCACGGGGCGCGAAATTTCCCACGAGATTAGAAGATCTTATAGGCACTACGAGATTTCTAGACGAGATATATGTTACAATAATGACATAAATCTCGACTATATACATATATACTACTATGCATCTCGACGAGACATAGGTGCGACAAGAAGGTTGCAATCTCGTCGAAAATACAGTATAATCATAAAGTAAACAAATCAAATCTCGACGAGCTCATGTACGACGATTACGATCTAGGTTACACACATAATTATGACAATCAATCATATAATCTCGACGAGACATATGACATGTGGGTGCAATCATATAATGCACTAGATGAAGACATACAGCAAGACGACGAATACGCACGAGATAATGACACATATGAGGCACTTGCGTATCGTCATTACGCATGATATAATACACACGTATACATCACACATCTCGCCACTAGACACATGTACACAACTACTAAGCGCCTGGTTAGTGTCACTCTCGATAT